ATACCTTGCCCAGTTGCTTCATCAGTGGGGCTTCATGACTGATAACTAAAACTAAATCCGCTTTCATAATCGTGTGTATTTTGGTAGCCCGAAGGCTCCCGGATTTAGAACTCAACCAATATCAATCTTTCTAAAGAACCTGATGCTTTCACCCACATGTAATTGTTTTCAAAACCATAGTCAAAGAACAGCTTAAAGTAAGGGTATTGTACTATTAAAGAGTTCATACAGCCTCTTAACTCGTCTTCTGACATACAAGAAGTTATTTCATTGACAATTTGAACGAAAAGGTATAAAACTTCTGGTTCATTATTCAATAACGGTTTTTCTATAACTGCTTTTAAAAATATATTTTCTTTCATGTTCTTCTATATTGCGCAGGGCTTTTGCCCTGATGGTTAAACTTATCTTTTATCTATCACTAAGTAATGGTCTGCTAAGCATTTAACCCATTGTATTCTATACTTTCTTGAAGCACATCTAAATTCAATATCTCTTATAGCAGAAAGAATATCAGACGCACTTTCATTATAATATTTTGCGAGTATAGTTAGTACATGATAGCTTTCTTGCGGTGTAAAGTGTAAAGAACTTCTATATCTCTTTGCTGTCTCATATACCCTCTTTGAGAATGATTCAATAGTTTCAAAATCTTCTTTTCTATAATTAAAAAGGTCTGTTGCTTTCATTATCGTATATCTTTTAATTGTTAGTAATATTGGTTTCTTTTAAGTATTGTAAAGATACTCATTATCAATGAATTAGCCAAATATTTACACAATTATTTTAGTCATAAATCGCTCATAACCAATGATTTAACTTTTGCTATAGAATAAAAATGCGCCGACTTTCACAAGCCAGCGCACATAAGAGCAATGAAAACACAAACAAGGAGTGTTTTCGGTTACAAAGGTACTAAAAAAACACAACTACAAAAAGTCTTTAAGCAACTCTTCATCACTAATAAAGCTATAATCTCTAGGATAAAACGTATTCGCTAATGCATCCATATAGTCAGGAGAACATTTAATACGTTTTTTGATATCTTCTTTAGGTTCAATAATAATCTTTCCATTACTAAGGAACTTCCACTTGGTTTCTGTAGCTTCTTCCATGAGTTGATCGCATGGTGGCAAAGCTGCACCAAAACCATTTTTAGGATTTAGCCAATCACGTAAAGCCCAATATAGATATGCACGCATGTTAGCAAATTCGTATTCCCCGGTAATATCATGCAATCCATCTGCCCCTTCCGAATATTTACATGAAAAAGCGTTTGTAAATTCTTCCTCCAACAAACGAGAATAGACACCTGCCCCTTCTCCTATCGTATCAATAAACGCTTTTGCTCCTTTCTTCTTTAGATAGGGGATCATCATACCTACTACGTGCATGTGATCCGCACGTCCAGCAGATTGATGAACATCAAATTGTGGAACATAGTTCCCGTATCGCGGACAAAGCACGCTGTTATCACGTCCCATACCGGCAACGTCAACACCTAACTTGCAAGATTTGGCTGGAATGAAACCGCTTGCCTGTAATTCCTGCCAATTCCTATTTGCTATCTCTATCCATTCATAAGGAATAAGAACATCTTCAGATACTTTCGGAAACATACCAAGTACCTTGACGCGAAACAAATCGTTAGGTCTGTATAGTTTACCTTCCCAATTGAAATCGCCTTCTCCCTCATTGAAATCTGTTTTTTGAATGGGAGAACACCAATTTATTACCTTGTCTTTTACCCATTCATAATCCACTTGACCGGGTATTACAATTTGCTTCTTTACTACATTTTCTGCATTTAGAGAGCTAAGTCTGAATTTTGCAAAACGGTCAGACTTCATGGCACGAGCTGCGTAACCGGTAGTAACATTAGGATTGAACACTATGAGAAAGCGGGAATTACCCTGTAAGTTACCTTCAATAGCGTTGTATGTCGCTTCTGATATACCGGAAGCTTCAGTAACAACAAACATGGTATTTACAGCATGGAAACCAGACCATGCTTCTGTGTTGTCATCACCAGCTTTGAACCCCGTTAGAAACCACTCTTCGTAATCTGTTTTAATGCCGGAAGATAGTAGACGTCCGGGCAAGAACCCTGCATTTCTAAATAAACGGGATATTTCAGGTATCATTATATTTTGAACCTGACGAGCTGTAGGAGCTGTCATGGCAATCTTGGTATTCTTAACTAACTTACCTTCTTTCCAACGTGGAGTAAGATACATGAAGCACATAGATGCACAAGCTGCAATGTAATCTTTCCCACGAGCTGTGCCCGATGCTACAGCAGTCATTGGATTATGCTGAACGGATTGAAGAATAGCTTGTTGCTCTTTGTCTAGTCTTGAATGAAGAACATCATGAGCGAACTTGCACCAATCCTCTCGCCATGCTTTCATGTATCGTATAGACTTTTCATCTTTGCTCATTCCTCATCGTCTGGCAATTCTTGCATTAATTTCTCAAATGGATTAATACTCAAATCTTGCTCTACTTTTTCAACGTAACCGCGATGCTTCATTTTAGTCTTACTTAACCAAATAAGCATAGTATTATCGTGTTCCGTCAAAGCTTTAGCAAACATTGTCGTTTCTAGCTTATCATAGAAACTTTCTTCTACTTCTTTCCATTTTTCGGCAAAATCTGGATCATTCGCTTTCCATTTATAAGCAATTGAGCGTGATATTTCCACAGCCTCACAAGCTGCGGTAACATTCAGCATCCTTGCGTCCAAAGCTTTTAGGAATTTCGCTTTCTTTTGCCTTGTATTAAGCCTGTACTTCTGTGCCATCTTTATTTCCCTCCAATACATTGTTTACGATTTCCAACATCTTACAAATACTTAGTGCCTGCGCCTTGATTTTATATTTGGCTTGAACTTTAGTCGACACCTCATTCAACCGGCGCATTGTGTCCATATCCACCAAAGTTAGATTACCAATCTCTTTTTCTGAATAACATTCCAATGTTTCCATGAGTTTATCAAACGAAACCTTCTGTGTATCAACAAACATAAGAGTTACAGGAACGATTTCGTTATTCGGCATTTCAACCGTATAGTTGATATCCTTTACGCTTTCCAGAACTTCATTGCTGATATGCGCATACTCTTTCAGTGCGACATCTGTTATTTCATCAAGCAATTGCTTCAAAATCTCCGCATCGTCCTGCCCAACTATACTGTTATGTGACAATTGTGTTGCCAGCAACCAATCGTTTGTAGTCTCCTCTTCATCTATGTACATAACATGGATGGAAGTAAGCCCGGCCATTTTTGCCGCTTGTGTTCGGTGATTACCACTCACTACCGTATAAGAACCATCTGAATGCTTTACGCAAAATGGTACAGACGATAATTGACCGTCCCTACGAATGTTATTCACTAAGGCATTAAACGTGTCCTGCTGCATGAAATGCGCATTTTTCTTGACCAGCTTAATGTCAGATAACTGCACTTCCGCTATCTTGAATTTTCCCATATTATTCCTTTCTCGGCTCATCACCGTATTTTTTCACAAAATCTTTTAAAATATCATCTAAGTTTCCACGAATACCTGCATCTTGTATGTAATGGAGTTTACCAACACAGCGTTCATGCAGTTTAAACACTCCCCGATACTTCATACTTACCGGTTTATCGGTAAATACAGAAGTGGCAATCACTCCACATTCATGTTTATATCTTATGTCCAATTCATCTTTGAACTCTGACGAAAGTACACCCATAATTAGCAATCTACTCAATTTGGGCAATGGATGGTCTATCACGAAATCCGACTTCATCAAAACTGCATCCATGCCGTACTTGCTTACCTTCAGGAAATCAAACATACAAGCCCCGAACACATAATCATCCAAGAACCATAAGTAACAGAATGGCGCAGAACCGAGGATAATACCCTTTTTCAAGTAAATCATACGCAGATAATCAATCTCTGCCATAGAAGCACGTACAAACCGGAGTTTGCTTTTATCCGTAAGCATATAATCATCCGGCAGTCGTTTATATTTTAAAGGAATGATAGTACGCCTTTTAAAACTGCTGTCTCCACTTTCTACCACATTAGACCAAATATATGTGCGTTGGTCTTTGAATACCTCTCTTCTGCCCATAAATCCATGCTGCGAGAGAGCCATGTAATTAACTTGTTCTTCATCTATTTCTGCATATTTCGTTTTAATTCGTTCTTGCCATCCGAGGTCATCCATCAAGAAACGTTGCAATGCGTTACTTGTAGCTTTCATGCCGGAATGAAATTCATTTTGATAGATTAGTATATCATCCTCTTTACAATTAAGAATCGCATCCGATATATCAGCACAATAAAGCACTTCAATAGACTTACTTTTAAGGTTATCTACTATATTTTGATAACGTTCCGTATACTTCTTATGGTAATGCTCCAACTTTGCCATAAAATCGTCATAAAGCGATTTGTGATAAATATCCTGTGAGTTCTTATGCTTCTTGATGGCATTAAAAAGGTGAATAGTGGCAATAATTTCAGCAGGATTTTCGGATTTGATACTTAGAAACTTATATTCTTCATTAAAGCGTAATTCTTGTATTTCACCTTTGATTGCTTTATACATCATGTAGATAAAATACTCCTTTGTATACACCTTAATTTCACGGTTGGTAAGTACCTGCTCTATATCCATATAATACGAGTTTACCACATGGGCTACATCGAATTTAGAGGCCTCTTTCTTGATAAAGGAAAGCATACGGTTGGATTTCTTAAACATGGAGCCTACCACTGTAACATTATCCGAGTGTTCTGCTGCCCAAAGTAACGGTTTATGTCTTTGGGGAACCTTAGAATAGTCTATATTGAACACTTCAAGGCACTTATCAATTGTGGTGAGTTGCTTATACTCTTCCATATCTTCATGCAGGTAGGCGTACTCCACAAACGAATACATGAATTTGATTGTTTCCAGTATTTTATCGAAATCCCAGGAGCTATTGAAGATCCTAAATTCTGCAGTTCCTATCTTTCCAATAGAACATAAATTAAGCCAATACCGGATATGCCCTCTGTCTGAACCATTGCTAAAGATCTTCAGCAAGTTATCGATATTATCGGCTTCCAGTACACGCTTTACCACATCCCAAGGTGGACTAGGCACGAGGTATTTCGTTTCCCACCACTCGGCGATGTCAAATATCCGCTTGATAGGATATGCAGTATAGTAGGATAGAACAAACATGCGTTTGATAACATCCAAATCCATATCCTTGATATACAGATGTGCATCAAAACCTTCATTCCACATAAGATAGCTTCCTGCATCTTTCATGGTCTGAATGAAGTCCTTCAGTTCTTGCAGATCTTCTGCACAATAATGGTACGGTCGAGTGTTTATCTCACCGCCAAACTGACCGTGATGCGTAACTGCCGAACCGTCCGAGTTGTTCATCATGGTTAGTTTGTTGTCCGTCCACTTGTAACCGGATGAAAGTGGGATAAGCTGTTTGTCACCATCGGCAAACTCCAACTCCATGCCAAACGTACGTTTGGCAATATAGTCAATCCAAGGTTTATCTATATTCATGTTCTGCATATTTCAATTTAACCAAGGATTTATAATCAGGAACAATATAAATCACATCACCAATGCGATAATCCGAAACATGCTCACATTGCATTATTGAATATTCACTGGAACTGTACTCATATTTCAAATCGGTGTGATAGTAAATCCGGCATTTGTACATATCTGCCATTGAATAACCGCAATCAATAATGAGTTGGTTACGCTCCGGATAAATGCCTATAACCTTTGCTTGTAACTCAATTCCATTAAGACCTTGCTTTTCTTTGTCAACACAATATGGGATTGTACCAAACAACATATATTCACCAATACGAACATCACTTATGAAACTAGGCAGTTTACTATTTTGCCCAAGCCAAAAACTACCTCCCAAGCTGATAGACTCAATATCATTACGCAGGCCGTTCCAGATACGGAACAGTTCTTTTTCCGAAGGGTGATTTTCATTCAGACAACCGGAAGTAATCAAACCATATATATGGGAGCTTGAAAGTGTCCTTATTTCATTGACCAACTTACTTGCTTCATAAATGCTTAAGCCTTCTCTATTATCACATGCATTAATCGGAATATAAAAATTATGTATTCCTTGGCACGCATTTCCATTGATAGTAAGATATTTCCAAACATCCGCAAATGATGTAACCACAGCACCGCTATTCCCCTTTACTGCCTTTCCGATAGAATAGCATATACTGTCTTTTAAATGGAGTCCAAAAATCTTATTTCTTATCTTATCCGATATATGCTCATAAATATCTTCATAAAAATCCTTGAACATTAACGAAATAGGGACATTAACAAATGATTGAGCCTTTTCAATGTTTTCTATTATATTCTTGGTATAGACTATAACTTTCATAGTTCCCACTTTAAGATTAAACGTTCAATTTCTTTGTATTTGGTATCTCTTTTGAATGAGAACCCTGCATTGATGAAACTCTTCATGCTTGCCTCATTCTTAGGCGATGTCATAGCAAATATCTCTTGCGAGCCATTGGAAATCAGTTTGGCAATATTGGCATTGAGAAGGATATACTGAAATCCGTTCCCCCTATAATCAGCATGAACAAAGCATTTATCCACGTAGGCTGTACCGTATTCAGTGCAATAGGCAAGTGAGTAGGCAACCAGCTTGTCATTTACCAACAACCCGAAACTGCAACCGGATTGCAAGCACTTCACTATATCTTCCGTCTCAGAGGGAAAACACATATCCGGATTGGCAAGAAGAGTCCGCTCCATCTTTTCAATATCGGACATATCAGACATGGACAAAACTTTTACTTGCATTTTGTACTCAATGTTTCCTTTTTCAGTTGGGAACAATGGTTCGTAACGGTCAATCCATGCTTTAGAGAGAAATGTATCGATATCAACTTTAGGCAACAATGCTTTTCTGCAACTGTCGAAAACATCTAATACAAATTCCTTATGCTTAGCAAGTTGTTCGCTTTTCAACGGACACTTACCACTACGAAACACAAAACTTTTTTTCACCGATTTTACCCACAAAGGATAAGTTTTACACATAATAGGCTTGTAACCATTATCACATGATTTGCAGTCTTTAGCGATACATTTTACCTTTTTACCGCCAAAGTAATCATCATCTATAATCTGTAAATGGGAGATTTCTTTTTCATGCCCGTCAAGTTCATGGGGCAAAATTACAATATGTCCGTCTGATCCGAACGAACAACACTTCCAACCGCATCCGGAGTTTTCACATGCTCTTATTAGTCCTTTATTGCTCATATATTTAAGTTGTATATAACTTCATATACATTTTGCGTTAAATGCCTGCCGGGCATATTCCCAGCAGGCTTAACACAAAAAATCAATCATCTGCAAGCTACTTGCAAGAACACTTATGCAGTCCTTCGGCTTCTTTTAGTCGTGTCAGATGGCAATTTCCATCACCCCGTAAACTACACAAGCTTTAATGTTTTTGCTTTTGCTTATCGCTACTATAAGGATTGAGCGGAAACAGGGAGTCGAACCCCACTCTTTGGCTGGAATACCAACGCTCTACCGATGAGCTATTTCCGCAAACGCTCGTCTTTCCGAGCTGCCAACATTATGAACCGCCATGTAGCCACAGTCAACATTCACATGATTTTGTGAAGATCCACCTTGATTGATACCCTTTGGACTTATATGGGTTTTACCATACTCTCTCAATCTACTATTTTCTTCTATATATCGGTTGCTCCCATAACAAACTCAAATTTTAGAAAATGGTGCGTTCATTGATACAAGGCTGTGGGAACTCAAGGATTCGAACCTTGTTCTTCGGATTTTCAGTCCGACGCATAGACCATCTTTGCTAAATTCCCTTTTGCCTATGCTGTCAAACCACCGCTTGCTTGGCAAATCTGGCAGCATTCCATCAAACGCTATTGATGGTTGGCTAATAATTCTGGGTTATCGTATATATTTCCTTTTATTTCATATTCATATAAAACGACTCCATGTTCATGCCCATCATTCCAATCTGAGGAATATACAAAATCTGACACAATGTAACCTTTATAAGTTTTATGTTTTATACCAAAAACTCCGTTATCAAAACTCACTTCACCTATAAACCCATAGTCATATCCATCTGTAACTATTCGTTCAACAATGTCACCCTCATATATTTCTTCCCCATTCTTGTCAAGCAAGCCTGTGAACTGACCAACAGAGTCTTCCTTCACTTGCTCCCAATCGTCAAGTGTACCTCCTTGATGAATCATTGGAAAGTGGTCGTCATCGTCTTGAAATAACCAACCGATAATCCATTTTCCGCTTTCAACGTGTTTACCTCTAAACTTAATATTTCTTCTCATACTCAAAACAAACTTGCTTGTTCATACTTAGGTTCTTTCTTCTCAACAACTCCAAACTCTTTGATTTCAATACCTGTCTTTTCAGTAAGCCACTTAGCCAAAATATGCCGATGGCAGAAATCACCCGGCTTTTCGTAACAGCAGAGAGCAACATCTTTGCCTTCACTGAGTCGCTGGATGGTTTGTATCAAATCTTGTGGATTGACTTTTGCAAGGACATCATTCAAATACATATTCGTGTATTCTTCATAAGTCCATTTATCATCCAGCATATATCTTTTTGGTGCAACCTCTATTATTTGAGGAGCATTATAATATCTTGGCTTCCCTAACGCAACACATATCATTTTTACGTTTGCGGCTGCCAACTTTCTGTAATTTCCGAAATAACTTGTGTAAATTTTCATTGCTCTTTTTTTTATTTTTATGGTGTAAAGATATAAAATATGGCGTAAAAAACGTCACTTTTAGTCATAAATTTATTTAATTTGATGATTTTATTGTCTCAACCTTGTAACATTTCATCATGTGATCTGTTTCGCACCCCATATTGAAAATATTGCCGAGATAATATTTGCGTACTTCTTGCCATGATAAGTTGATAGGGGTAACGAACCAGTCTTTATTACCTTGTTCGTCTTTTAAATACACTTTTACAGTTGTTTTCATTGCTCTATATTTTATCCGTTATACGCTGCTGTTATCTTTTCTGCTTTCAATTCTTTGGTAAGCTCTCCATTCTTGTAGAAGAGTACAGCAACAACTCTCACCGTTTCTGACAAGAACCGGCCACAATCATTGGTTAACTTCACTTTTAGCTTGCTTGCCTTGGCTAAACTTTTTGTACGCTTCTTTATTGTGTTTTTGAATCCGAAAACATAATCTTCGGTATCAATCTCAAATGAATATGTAGTGGAATACATCACTCTTTGAAGCTCTTTTGTTAGTTCTGTTACTTTGCTCATTTGCTCTCTTCTATTATTAGTCGTTATTATTTCCAAGAAGTTCTTGTAAAGCAGACTTATATCCGTCCAACGCCTGTTGTGTATATCCCAATCTGAATTTTTTATCTGCTGAAAGAGAGTCGTTGTTCAATCCTTTTTCAATAGCTTCAATGTTTGCTTTGTAGTATCTGATAAGTTCTTCTGTTTTCATTGCTCTTGACTTTTACTTGTTATTAATAGGTGTTATTTTGATATTGTAAAGATACAAATAATATATTGAATATCAGTATTTTACATCTTAAATATCGCAAGCTTAAACTTTGTTTAACTTTCTGTATTTCAATGTGTTACCAAATTTTTCAACGGTGGTGCCGCTCCGCTTGTTGCCTCCACGCCTGGATAGTTGGTTATTTAAACACGTGATCTATAAATACCGTATTAGTTTGCCATTCTCCGCGCTTTTTGAAAACGAAATACCCGCGTATTGTTGCCGTTTCATTCATTCCGTTTGCAAAATCATAAGCGGCTTGTTGGTCCTTTCCGAATTCTTCGTTTATCGTTCCGCTGTTATTGCTCACCCTATAGCGTAGCTTTGCAGGGGCTTTTGTTCTATCTGTAATAATATTCATACTTTCCGTTTTGTGCAATTGCTTGCGGTTAATAATTCGTTATTAATGTCCTGCATACACTTTTCGTGTTAATGGTGTATGATAAATTCGATAGTTGCCAAATGGGTAAGATGTTCTAAAATATTTCTTTACGTTTGCTACATACGCAAAATAAATGTGGTCAATCTTTTTACAACGCACTGTATTGTCCAATGAAGCAAGTGCAACCCGGCAAAATTGTTCTTGTAAATTTGATAGTGTTTTCGTTCTCATATTCGCTTTGATTTAATGTTTTTAAGTTTATAAAACTAGTTCCCGTATATTCATCAAAGACTACGGTTAAGCCGATACGGGATAATTGGTTACTTTTGGTTTTTCCATGTATTGTAGTCATTCGTAGACTCAAAACACATAAAGCCTCCATACACCTTGGCGACATTTGAAGGCGTAAACGGACATTCTTTAATAGCTTGATATCTTGTTTTTACTTCTGCAAAATAAACTCTCATAATCACTTTATTTTATTTGCAATGCTGCGTAGTATCCTCCGATCCATATTAATAACTCTTTCGGGGTGAAATACCCGCTTATACGCTTATTCGGGTAACGTGTTGTTATTTCGCCGTCATCACCATCCGCCAATATTATAGAGTATGTTTGTTTCGACAACCTTGATGGATAGAGGGCGAAACCATTTGCCCTGCAATATGATTGTAATTGCTTTAATGCTTCTTTCTGTGTTAGATTCATATTCTTATGGTGCTGATTTCAACATATATTTTGATAAAAGGATGGATTTACTTTTCTCTATCTCGCTATTGGTGTCAATACCAATCTGCTGGTAGAATCCGACATTACCGGAAAGACATTCATACGCAATTTTCAATGTTCTACGTTCTTCTTTTGTAAAACCTACGCGGAACGTGGAGAAAATAGCCAATGCGGCTTTAAAATCACCGCACCGGAGTAATGAGATTGCTTTATTGGTTTTCGTTTCCATTTCCCCACAACTTTTTAGCAAGCTCATAATTCTTTTGTGCCTCATTAACTGCTTTCTTGGCATAAGTAAGAGTATAAGCATGTTCACGCGGATATTTGCCAGACTTTACACCTTCATGGTATTCTTTCGCTTGTTCCAACTTGTGTTTGTAGAAGTCAATGCTTTCCGGCATTGAGAGATTAATCGTATTGGCTCTTTCTTCCCAATATTTGGCCACTCTTTCATGTTCATTTGCCTTATCAATGAACTCAACGCTTTTACCCATGTTGTTCCAAGCATCATCTATTGCTTTTCTATGCCTTCTTTCGCTATGATGTCCGACCTTGATAGGTTCTCCAAGTGAAAGGAAATCTCTATCCTTATTCGATTTATCAAAGTATTGCTTGCTTTTACGTTCAGACGATGCGGCCCATTCATGTCTGCGTTCTGCCCTTTGTTTCGCCCATTCCTGAACATTAAAACCGTCAGCCCTTACTATAGAGTAATAGTAAAAACCGTCTTTCTCGAAAATCAGATTGAAAACGATGCTTTCGTTTTCTTTGCCATACTTGGTGGTAACTAGAATTTCTTCACCTTTTTTGTGCATCTCTTCGCACTTTGCCAAAAACACGTTTGGCGCAAACTTGTAATATGTGTTCATTGCTCTTATGTATTAAATTGCTAACTTTAATATTTCTATATCTCGAATAAGTCTATTGGCTCTCTGCCTTTCATTACTTGCAAAGTCTTCATTACAGATACTTTCGTAGAATGCCGCATTTTCTTCTGCTTCTTTTAACGACATCTCTTTGCGTTCTATCAAAGACTTTATTGTATCAATATCATTGCTATTAATAATTTCTTCTAAAGCTGTCTTCTTTGTTAATTCGATTGTTGCTTTCATTGCTCTTGTCTTTTAATTGTTAGTAATATTGGTTTCTTTTAAGTATTGTAAAGATACTCATTATCAATGAATTAGCCAAATATTTACACAATTATTTTAGTCGTAAGATACTCATAACCAAAGATTTAACTTTTAGAGTAAAACAGCAAACATAATACAGATGATGCATCGGAAATGATTACTTTGTATAGCTCAACCATTTCCCTTTTTTAATTTATCTAAAAACTTGCTATCCCCTAAGTAATCAGCACTGATAGCCTTCTTGCTTTCGATAATCTGCTCTAAAAGTATTATACATTCCTTTCTTATCTCTTCGGTTTCATTATAACCGCAAGCGTTGTCAACCATTATCTTTATGTTTGATTTGGGTTTAGAAAGTTGTTCACAGAGAATTTTCAACCGCCAGTAACAGAAATCAATTGTGGCTATGTGTTCTAACTTGTTCATTTCTTTTTAAGTATTTCAATACATTCCTTTATCCCATCATCGAAACCTTGTTTATAGCCTCTAGTATATTCCCCTATATTATATACCGCCATTGACAGAAAAAATAGAAGGATACCTAAAGCCTTATGCCAACCAGGAAGCGAGATGGAAAACGGCTTGAATGTTATTGTAAGATCACCAACCCATAATAGGGCGATAATACATGTAGATATAAATAAAATTGTTTTCATATTCAATACTTTTTCCCGTTCAACATAGGTCTTAATTCATTGTATCTTATCTTCTGTTCGATATGCCAAAGCAAATCTATGTCAAGATGTTTGGCAAGTCCAAAAATTGACAGTATCATATCATTCACAGTAATAGAAAAATCAAATATTCCGTCATATCTAACAGGAAGTGTAGAGATGGAATAGATTGATTCGGTGAAAGTTTCGTCTTTACAGGCTTCTGCCAGATCTTCAATACAGTCATCAATATCTCCGTTGGCAAGTTCAAGGCTTATCCCTCGAAGTCCTGCAAGGTCAAGCAGGCGTATAACTGCATCGCTTAGTTCGTCTGAAATCGTATCTTTGATATATTTTTCAAAACAATACTTGAAATTGACATTATCGTGCGGTTCTTCATCCTCATAAGAAGATTTAAAAGATTCCCTGTCGGCACGTTTCCCTTTTCGGTCCGCTTCCACAGCTTCCATAAGCTCGGAAATGACAAGACAAAGAAGATGTTCATTACTCAGCTCCTTATCATGGAAACTGTGCTCGCAAGCGGTCTTATAAGCACGGTCGTGTAGTTCGTTCAAGTTAATATTCTTCATTTCCTTAGTCCTAATTTAATTTCCTCATCCTTAATTATTTTCCCAATCTTATCGGCTTCCTCATACCGTTCTTCTTTTATCAACAGTCTTTGCAATTCCGAAAGCTGGTTAATGTAAACAATATCGTTACGATCTGATACATGGCGAACATATCCTTCTATCTTATCTATCTTATCCATCTTGTCTTCCATGCGTCTGTGCCACTTGCTTACCAAGATTAAGGTAAACATCAAAGCACAAGCATTTAATAAGACAAGGATACCTTTAAATATTAATTCTGTTGTTTCCATAACAATATAATCTGTTAATCAATAAGTTCAAATTCATAAACAAACATGAAAGGGTTACTTTCCCATATACATTTGCCTAATAATTTGTATATGAGAGATACAAAGGCTTGTTTTGCATTAGGATACTTATACTTTCCAGATTCATCAAAACTATATGTAAAACCCATGCAATCGGTATGCGGTGAATCAAATCCTAAAAAATATTTTCCTATACCTTCTTTCATACAACTTTCATCATCTATATCTTGGAGTCGTTCAATCTTAACATTGATAATGCGGATATGATGTGTCATGGCATCAGCGCGAACAAATAACTTGTTGCGCCAACCTTTGCTATTCTTCCAACTACTAACTAACATATCAAGTGTTTCCAACCCTTGTTCATGGTAAACGGTTTCATAACTTTGAGCAATGGCATAAATTTCACCAACTTTGTATCGAGATAAATGCATTTTATCTTCTCTAAATGTAAATGGAACAATTTGTCTCGCCATAGTCTTCCGACCATCCAATACCGCTTGGGTTAATCCTAATTTATCGTTGAAAAATATCTTCTTCATAATCATATAAGTTTTAATGCTTCCTGTAATCCGGCTTCAAGTGCTTCTTCATAAATATCCCATTTACCACCGTCATTAGGTCCTTCATAAACAGAACTAGTTATATGAGTTCCATTATCAGCTTTAGATATTTCGTATCCATAGCCACAAGCACAGTTATATACACATATATGAATATTTTTGGTTTCACGTAACCACTTTTGGGCGAGAGATTGTGAAGGTGCAGAAAGACAATCATTTTTTTCATTGAAATTCTCGGATTCATCGTAAGTTTCAGACAGTATCATATCACCTTCTACGCAATCTACTTCATAAAAAGTAAATACATCTTCCTTGAACCCTTTCTCTTTCAGCAGTTTCGCTGTTTCTAATGTTACAAATTCTTCGGTCATGGTTATTCTCCTTTTAGTTCATTAATTAAAACATCAGCACAAGCAATTGCAAACCGGGCAATGCCTTTAGGTATGTACTTCTCATAATTTTCTTCAGAACAAGCATAATGTGATTGATTGATGTCACTTAAAATCCCTTGCATTGCGGATTTAGCCAGTTCGTATCTACGCTGTTCCCAGTCAATAGCTGAAAAATCAAGTTCGCATTCCTTGAAAACCATGTTATCACATACATATAAATAATCTCTGCTATGTTGAGAGTTGATGTTTAATCGGGGAATTACATCTACCAAAACCCCTGTTGATTTTACTCTTGCTTTCATATTTAATTTTCTGATTTAATAATAGTACCAAATGAACGATACCTACGCCAAACCATATTTCCACGTTGAATACTAATAAGCCAATCACAAGCCTTAAAAACTTGTCCTACATTGTATAAATATGGTCGTTTTTGAATTTTTCTTTTTATTCTTGCTTTCATTGTCCCATTGTTTATTTAATCGAAATACATTACTTTCTTACCTATACATACTTTGAACCTTGAAACAACTTCACTATGTTGTGTAATACTATTGGGATTATATTTGTTAACAAAACATCCAGTACGTTTATGGTATCTGACACAAGCATTTTCAGGAGATTTAGCCAATATCTCTTTCTCATCGCTAAAACTAAAAAATAAATTATCTCTGTATGATACCTTATACCACTTCACTTGGCTTCTTATCTTTTTAAAATACTTAGCTTTCATCATTCCTCCTTTATTTTAAAGTGTTCAATTAGTTCGTCTACAGTAGCCTTGCGCCATTTAATAGATACTTCTAATATACTGTCATTGTCTTTATTATAAACCCAAATTCCTTCGGGTGAAATAAACCACTGAAACTTATCTGTATCATCCCTCAATGCAGCTAAAGCCAGGAAAAGTTCCTCGTTGGTTCCGCAATCAATGCCGTTACAGTCGTTGAGTGATTTTATATCATTAACCCAATTATCGCTACATTCGAGATTGTCGTATTCTATTGGGGAAAGCATTTTATATCCAACCTCTTCCAGCTTTTTTCTAAGTGCTTCGGTATTCTTTCTTATAAAACACGGTGTTGTGAATCCCATAATTATTCCTCCTTTCCAACTTTAACATATCCGTTTTCAATGCACCAGCACAGCATATCATAGGCTGCATCAATAGGCTCTTTACTTTCTGTAATATTTATCATAGACCTAGTATAAGGTTCTATATACAAGCATGTATAGCTATCTGCAAGTTTCTGGATGGTAAGCACTTGATTGCCGATGAAGCAAGGCAGCTTATCAAGAATATCCTGCAAGGTGTAAGTAGAAATTGATTCATACGACATAAACCCACAAGTTTGAAATTCCTTATGCAAGCTCAAAAACCATTTACCTTTTGATTTGTCATCAATACGGCTTCCATGCGACACTCTCGCCCAATACATACTTGCATCACTCGTATCTAACCCTAGTTCTTGCAAATGCTTCATTTGCTCGATTGACAATACCTGCTTCATTTCTTTTCCTCCTCTGTTTTAATATCCGTTACTTTGCCACGATTGACAAAACACAGATCTGTATTTGGATATATGTGAAATATATCGCAAATAAGATCTAATCTATTATCGCATTCATTTCGTAATGAGCAATCTGCACATGCTCCATAGCACAATTCATGCAACACACCGTCTATTATTATTCCGTTATTTATTTCCATATTGTCTAATTAATTTAATTGCTAATAGAGGGTCTTTATCTCCTATTTGATTGATTAGCTTTGTAAATTTGTCCACTCTACCATAGTGTCTAACGCAAATAGCATTTGCCTTCATCGAGCGTCCTAATCCGTATAAATACTCCATGCGTACATTTCTACGGATATTCTTCATTATCTTTTTTGCTTGTCTTAATTTCATATCTCAATCTCCTTTCTCTTTAATCCGTTCAAGTACATCCCTGTTCGCTTCTAATATTTCATCGAAAGACGGGATGGGCATCCACATGTCACATTCGTAGTCGTTCCAATCCTCAAATTCAAATCCTCCCTCTGTCGCAACGTATGGCGATCTCCCGGATGAAACAACGATATAGCCACTAACAATCGCTCCATTTGATACCATTCTGCAAAGAACAAGCTTGTTTGGTTCCGGCAACCGTTCCTTAACACTTATCCAAGGTGATTGCTTTGACTGCCACTCTGCACCTGCAATGAACCCTTGATAATATGCAGGGAATAAACTACCACTGCTTCTACTTTCAGCGAAAGAATGAGCTGTTTCTTCCAATGTCTGTTTCATATCCTATTCTTTAAAGTTTCTCATGTATTCGCAATCCTCATCACATACACCTTTCTTTGCACAGTGAGGGATATTAGTTCCCCGCTCATATTCAAAATTATAACATAGGTTTCTGTATTCTTTCCTTCTTTCCATAGGACCAAGTGTTCTTGCTGAACTCCATGATTCATAGTCATTGCTAGATGCCTCTTTAAGAACGCATCCATCATCGTTATATAGCTTTCTAACTTCATTCATAATCTGTTCCGTTTTGAGGATTATCCATTAAACTTAAACTCATCCATATATCCCATTTCTTTCAAGCGGATATTAAACTCTTCAACCGAATCATTATTAGGAATGAATTGCTCAAGAACATCGTTAAAAGGGTGCAGATCGTTTTTTAAAATATCATTAGCCTCTTCTTCTCCACGTTTCTTTCCTAATCGGTCTTCGCATACTTCTATGTAATCATCTTTTGTCATATTGTAGTGTGTGACTGTATCAACAATTGTACTAAACCTACAATATAAGCCGTTTGGCTGTTGGGCTATAAATGATCCCATAATTACCTCCTTCTAATTTTTTATTTATCCACGGTTGATTTTACAATAATCTTATTATCGGATGATGGCATTACAACCACATTCCCGGCATCTGTGCTAATTTTTAAGATAGGATTAGAATTTGCGTCAATACTGGCTACTATAATCATATCTCCAAAAACATATCTTTTATCTTGTTCCAATTCATTCATATTCTAATTAGTTATTAATTAATCCTCTTTGTACCAATCTGGCTTTGGAAACCTATCCGAAAAAAATACTTTATTGACTTCTTCACTTTCAATATTGGAAGCTTCCGGCCATAAATCTTTCAACTCTTCAATACTATTGATATAGGCTACTAAAACAAAGTGGTGAGCACTTTCACCAGTGCACCAATATGGATATTGGATTGGCCATCTTAATGGACGATAATCTCCATCGCACTTTTCCTTATCTACAAAAAATCTTACTCTAATCATCTTATATCATATTTTTCGTTAAACACAGAATCCGCTTGCTGAAACTGCTTCGTGAAACGATTCTCTTTATATTTTCTCGGCGAAGCACATCCCACTATTAAAGCGAGAATAGCACATATTAAAAGTATTTTCTTCATTCCTTTCTAACATGTTACTTTTTTCAATTTATTAAAAGCCTTCTCTTTATCAAATCTAATCCCATCTTTGAACTCCAATATCAACCCCCAAAGCTGGCTTTTGTAAACATCACCTGCTTTATAGTCAGTCTTATAATGGCATTTCTGTGTAGTGGTTATTTCCTTAAATATATTCGTTGCATTAAGATATGCGGCTCCCCATTCTGTAAGCTCTACACTAACGGTATCATTCAAATCTATTTCTATCATAAATATTCCTTTCTCATTAGTGTTACGTTAATCCTCAATGGAATACAATGCCTGCATACACTCAAAGGGGAAAGATGAATTTAAAGCATCATAAACTTCTTCCGGTATATCCTCTTCGCTTTCAAAATCCCCTTCAGCTCCTTCCGAGCCAAATACGGTTGCAATATGCTTTTCTTTAAATTCTTTGCCGTTAATAATTACGGTAGTCTCCCATCCTTCAGAAGTAATTTCTAATTTTATCTTATTCATATCAAATTAGTTTTGAATTATATTTGAATTAATAAATTGGCACATCATAGCCCTTTTCAATCAAAAACTTTATTGCATTTAACCCAAGACGTTCTCCATGCCATTTTTCTGTTGACCACTCTCTATGATAGTGGTAGGACAAATCTTTGGTATCCAAAAAGAAAGTAAGTTCGCTACTATCTCGATTATCCTCTTTCCGTGTAGATTTGTATGAACACCATACTGAATCTCTAAACATGGTATTATCATACTCAGTCAAAGTTGGATAATTCCAATAGTCAGGATGAGCGCAGCATCCTTGAATTACTGCAACCTGCAAAATATCCTCTTCTGATATTTGCATTAAAGGCTTATCGCCAATCACTATTTGCTTCATTTTTATTCGGTTATTCGTTAATTGGCAATCTCATAAAGCACATCCATATTGTCTTGCTCTGTCTTCCAGTAGTATGTCCGAAAAGAGGTTTGAACGGGATAACAGACAAAACTTCCGCAGCTTTTATCTCACTCTCGTTCCATTTGAATATAAGCGTGCCGTTAGGTTTCAAGACGCGCATACACTCAGTAAATCCATCGTGTATGAGTAACTGCCAGTCTTTCGGCAGTTTCCCGTACTTCTTAGCCATCCATGAGGTTGTACCAAGTGTTTTCAGGTGCGGTGGGTCGAATACCACCATGTAGAAAGAATTGTCCTCAAACGGCAAGTGGGTGAAATCGGCTATTATATCCGGTTTTATCTCTATGGTCCTGATCTTATCTCTATCCTTGGCTGTTACTATCTCCGATCTCTTATCAACGAATAAGGCAAGAGGATTATGTTTGTCAAACCAAAACATACGGCTGCCACAACAGGCATCTAATATGATTTTTGTTTCACTCATTTTTTTATTGTTATACGCCAAATAGGCTTGTTTGTATTAAAGTTCCTTTCTCTGTTTTTATTTCTCCATAACACTCACGTCGAAACCGATCCTCCTGTGCTTCAAAATAATCTTTATCTATTTCGGTTGCATAAAAATCGAAACCCAATTTGTATGCGGCTATGCGATTGCTCCCACTTCCTAAGTGAGAGTCAAAAATCTTATTTCCTGATTTTGCATAATTTTTCAAAATCCAAGCATAGAGAGATATTGGTTTTTGCGTGGGATGAATCTTATCATCCGTCCTATTATCATACTTAAAAATTTTAGCAGGTGAATTGAAAGAAGTCCACGCTATTTCAATTTGAGAGAAATTAGGCCAAGGTTGCATTTTATCCCAACATATTATACAACGTGTTGGTGGTAAATTGAAGTAATTCCCACCCCATATTATCTGATTTTTACTTACACGAAACAATTCCTCAAAATATTCTTTTGAAGGACGTGTATCCCACCGTTGAATATTTCCACTGTTTAAGCATCGATTTTTTAATTTCCCTCTTCCGTGTGTGCTTTTTTTATCGAGCCCATATGGAGGATCAACTATCGCTAAATCAAAAAACTTATCTGAAATACTTTTCATGTATTCCATACAGTCCATATTATATGTTTTGCTTATTGGCATGTTAACTCCTTTCCAATTCTAATTGTATTATCAGCCAACTGTTAATCAACTTCCACTAACTCACCGTTTTCTAGTCTATACCATGTGTCGGCCTTTACAATCTCTCCATCAACTAATACAGCCTTCCAATCGACAATATCATACGTATCTTCCCCTTCTTCAGCTATGACCAAAATTGCACCTATTCCGCCCTTTACCCGAACATTGTTGCCTCTTGCCACTGACAGACCATTTGATCCGGTTGAAGCCTTTCCTCTTGCCGTGGCAGCACCTCTATCACCAGCCGTGGCAGCACCACCATCACCAGCCGTGGCAGCACCTCTATAACCAGCCGTAGCAGCACCTCTATAACCAGCCGTGGCAGCACCGCAATTACCAGCCGTGGCAGCACCTCTATAACCAGCCGTGGCAGCCCCACTATAACCAGCCGTAGCAGCACCACTATCACCAGCCGTGGCAGCACCATAATCACCAGCCGTGGCAGCACCTCTATAACCAGCCGTAGCAGCACCTCTATCACCAGCCGTGGCAGCACCTCTATCACCAGCCGTGGCAGCACCTCTATAACCAGCCGTGGCAGCACCGCAATTACCAGCCGTGGCAGCACCTCTATAACCAGCCGTGGCAGCCCCACTATAACCAGCCGTAGCAGCACCACTATCACCAGCCGTGGCAGCACCATAATCACCAGCCGTAGCAGGTTTTCCCGGTTCCGCATTACACTCGTTAGTACACCGTTCCTTGACAAAAGATACAGCTGCTTTCACAAGCCCCCTTATATCAAGCTCAGCGCCTATTCTAATTTTTGAAGAACAAACCTTGTCACTTTCTGAACCGTCTATTTTACCGCTCTGTTCAACCTCACAAAACCTTGACCCGGCTGGCGCATAGTAACCAAAAACATCCAGAGGGTAAGGACATGCATGAAAACCTTTCTCACATGCCTTTATGTCGCCTGTTTCTTCATACTCCTTACCTACCTCATACTTAAACCCTCTACAAGATAAATCTTTGTCAAACGCTTTATAAGTCTTTAATTTCTGTTCCATGATATTGTTTATTTGTTGTTATTTTGATATTTTGATTATTTTTTATTCAAAGATCGGGCATTTTCTTCTGCCCAACAGATGTATTCCATGAAGCCTGTAGCATGGCTTTTCGGGAATCGAATCGTATTTACGATATATGGCACAACGGCGGCAGATGCGATGTATACTGTATTTCCCTTTTGCGCCGTAACATACCACAGGATAACCGTCAGCAGTTTTCATGATTTTCTAAACAAATGACTGAACGCATTATCCAAATCCAGGTCCAAATTCAGTTTGGACGGGAAAGATTTAATGTATTCGTACATCTTATAAGCGAGGTTGTCATCATCACCGCATCTGTCAATCAGTGTGAGTAACATAGCATTCACCATGTCAGAATCATTGCCGAAGTTTTCCTGAGTGGATTCACTGCAATGATTCACATCACTTTTCAATCTCTTTATCGCGGCTATGGCTGTGTTGAAGTTTCTTTTTGAATCGTGTCTGAGTTCAAAGCCTTCCTTCTTGTATTTCTGCTGCATTTCAAGAAGGTTGGTTTCTAAAACGTCCGTGAGGACAAATACGATGTTGGTTATCGTATTCAGTTTGTCTGTTCCTTGCATGATCGTGTATTTTTTATCAATTATTTTATTTGATACAACCTATTTTAAAGCCGTATAATGAATTTTCCTGCATGAAAGTATCAACTACAGGCTTTCTTGTTGAAAATCTTGTCACGGGGCTGGAAATGCGGTATATCGTTTTCTTTCTTTGCCCTGTCAATCCATCTTTGGAATTTGGCGGCTACAAGAGGACAGTGGATGCGCAGGTTCCTGTCGCGTTCCGCTTCCCATTCACGTATCTTTGTCTGCATCTCGGTATTCATAAATTTCTCCTTTTTTCGTTATGATTCTTTCTTTTGAAAACTGTTACAAATTTGCCCGTATCTGTCACAGGCGCACACTCTATGCCCTTTGGCCCTGCAATACGCAGAATTGTCCCCGAAGTTCGAAGCATTCTTGCAGTTCCGGCATTTTACATATACGGGTTCCGGCTTGACTTTCTTTGCCATACTGTCAGTATTTTCATGGCTTCCTCGTCCCCGGATTCCGCCCGACGTTTCAACTCGTTGTACCAAGTCAGGGAAGAATAACCTTCGGGAGGAATGAATCTTCTGCCCTCTATCTCATCCTGCACCCTTTTCCGGTTTATCGCGTCCAGCTCATGATCCCTTTCGGGCTTGAACTCCTTGAAGAAGGCGTTGCCTATTCTTCTGGCATCGAAAGACGCGAATGAATTGTCATACTTCCCGGCCTTGTAGCGTGCGAAAAACAGCATCAGTTCGGAAAGCTTGTAAGCCTTGACCTGTGAGGCAAATGACTGACAAAAGATTCTTATCCCATCGGCAACGCCCTTTTCTTTGCTGTTGGAAGCCCCGAATATGCCGGACACCTGTATGTCAATCCAATATTCGGAAGAGCCACAGCCGTAAAGCGCATCATACTGCATCAGCGATGGACAGTCTGCCATATAAGCCCTTTCCGGGTTTTGAAGGGCATATCCCCACTGGACCGGTGAAAACACCCTTTCAACCTCAGAACGGTCTTTCCATCTGGTCAGCCAAGCCTTCTTCGAGGTCTCGTTTATGTTGTTGTAGCAAGCTAAGAGCGTAGGCGTTAACTTCCTGTTTGTCTGTATAATTGCGCCTATTGTTGTTTCCATTGTTCCGTTGTTTTTCAAGTTCAATTTTTAGCCATCGGGCAAAATGCGATTTTGCATCTTGGGGTGATTTAACAGTTTCTCCCTCGTTTTGGAGCTTCATAAAAAACTTCTCCAAATAATCATAAAAATCAGGAGGCGCGAAATCCTTATACCCACATAAACGAGTATTCATGCAGACAGCTTCCATCCATGAACTATTCGACTTCAATTCTTCATAGCACTCATCCAGCCCCCTTTCAAAAATCCCAGTCGGAATTTCTTCATACGCGCACGGGGGAGAGAGATAATTATCTTTGTCTTTATCTTTGTCTAATGCGCGTACATTATACTGTAAGGGCTTAGGTTCTACTTTAGGTTCATGGTTAGGTACAAGGTTAGGTTCAACTTTAGGTTCAACTTTAGGTGTCAAATTTTGATAGCTAATCTGATACCTTGTTTTGTCCCGTTGTCCTTTTCCGCCTGATTTGAATGTAATAAGACCCGCCTGAACTAATCTGTTACGTGCTGATTTCATTGAGTTGACCGACACTCCCACGTCAGATGATACCTTTGTATCACTACGCGTCCAGCTATCCACCCAGCCTAAACGATTCGCTGTTTTTATCAAGTAAAAATAAAGCCTCGTTTCACAGCAGGTAAATTCCCAGTCTTCGTCAAGAGACCAAAACCAATTAATCAGTTCTATATAAGTCATATATTTTTAAATAATGTCCATATCTACTACAGAAGTGTTTTATTATACCAAAAGGATATTACGATAGAAATAAAATAAGCTCTATATTTTCATTGTTTCTATTTGTGGAACTCGGAAACAACTACTCATACAGAGCTAAATTATATCTTTATCATACGAGAGTTCCACCAATCGCATTTATTATTTTCACGGTGTAAAGCTAATCAAAAGTGAAGTAAAAACAATCACTTTATACCTTTTATTTTCCCGTTATTAACATTTTTTCTAATATCCTTTCCTTTGTAATGCCAAATCCTGCTTTGCAAATGATATTTGAGTACGTATGTTATCTCCAGCGTGAACAAGAGTTCGATTTATGCGATCTAGCCATACGACCAACTGATTAGCAGTCACACTTTGAGCTGCAACGAACTTAATTGCAACAGTTGCCGGAACTCGTGACAAGAATTCCATGTGTTGAGAATACACGTTTGCTGTCACTTGGTCTTGATATGCCTTTGCATCCGCCAAAAGTTTCCCACTTCTTGCAAGGTAGACATTTATATCTGTCAGACGATCTACCAATTCTTTCGGGTTATCACTGGCTGTTATTTCAAGAAAAGACTGCATCTCTTCTATTTCCTGTATGATAGGAAGTAGAGGACAATCATCTATCTTACACGAGCCCATTCCGTCATTTTTAGGGCAGTATTTACAATTTATTTCCATGATAATTATAAATTAAGTTATTATTTTAAATTACAATATACGCTTAGAACCAGTTATCTAATGCTCAATTCATACAGAAGTCAAGAAAAAACAGATTGCTTTTCTCTGCCTCGTATTCATCTATATGAGAACCACAAGATTTCAGTTCTGATACCTCATGCTTTAAATTTTCGTTTTCAGCTTGCAAGCGATAACATTCTGCTTTACATTGGGCATATTCCGTAAATGCCTTCAGCATTGCCATGTACTGATTATAATCTATTCTATCTTCATAACGATGTGTTTTTACTGTGATAATTACTCTAAACCTACCGCCCGAATTGACGGTAGGGCGTCATAAATGAGAACGTTGGTTAACCCCCATACGGCACTTACGCTTTTTATATGTGGCAAAATATTTCTTACAAAACCTGCTCTAATAATTACTTAGGGCAGGACACTTCCACGTGTTTCCATTGCTCTTAAATTCTATTCCCTGACCTTGTTTATTGAAAGTTCCGGGAACTTATTTCCTTTCACCTGCTCTGCCATTACATACATATAGCAGAAATCCGCTGCTTGCTTATAAGTTTCAAACTTGAAAACAACATTTGAACCCTTTTTTGAGACCTTGTATTTCATTGTATGAGTTTATATTGGTTTCATTATAGCTCCATTAAGACGCTGTGTAGTTCTTATGTAATCATCAAGAAGCTCTTGTAATATGAAGTCCGGATAAACGTTCACAACACCGAAACGGTCTATGTTCACCTTATTTACCGGATACCCCTTTTCCTACACAGACGTGTAGCGTCATTGCCGAGCTTCGAAATGTCACTTACATAAATGGGGAGCTTATGCCTCTGCACGTATGCAGACATAGTGGAACACCCATATTCACCAATAGCTTTTTGGGAAAGTTTTTTAACCTCATCTTCTAGCGCGCCTAACCTTAGTTCTGTAGATTTAAGCCTGTTTTCCTGTTCCACATTGGTTTTGGCCAGTTGAAGAATCAATTCTGCCTGGCTCATTTCAACGGTTGAATTCAAAATATGATCCATTGCTCTATATTTTTATATTAAAGTATTGTGTTTTATAAATTAATCGAACGGTTTATCGCTGTTCTTATATCGTTACGATAATCACGGTTCCAATCATTACGTCCCATGCGTGAACCGTAATAGGAACGGTAGTTTCTATAGTCACGATTGCCGTACTTCGATTTGTATTCGGCTGCACGCTTGGCGTTTTCTTCATTAATCTTTGCTGCTTCCTTTGCTTCCGCCCATGCTTTTTTAAGGCAGTAACTAAATGTAGCATTGAAGGTATGATTGAAAATGTAATGCGCTCTCTTCATTATGTCTGATAAATTGTAACGTTTCATATATTTAGGAGTTAATTGTTATTAGTTCTTTTATTTGATGTAAAGATATAGTATTTACTGTATATTACCAAACGAAATAACTATAATATACTATTTCTTTTGCATAAATTAATATAGTATATACTGTATTCTTCATAAATAATCTGTATTTTTGAAATCAAAAAGATAATTATGAGAATAAAGGAACTTTTAAAAGAGAAACATTACACACAACAAGAATTGGCAGATAAAATGAATGTAAGCCTATCTGCTGTTAGACAAATGGTTGCGGCTGAATCATTGACAACTGCTACACTTGAAAAAATCGCCACTGCCCTCAACGTCCCCATGTGGCAGCTATTCGCGTCCCCGGAAGAAGTGCAGCTTCCCTCAAACGACCATTCTGTCAAATGCCCACATTGCGGAAATGAGTTCCCAGTTAGCGTGAATGTTGAACTTAAAACCAAATAGTATGAAAGAGATCCTAATCATATTAATGTTTATTGTACCAGTCTTTGCAAATGCGCAAGAATATGGAAATTTGACATCTAAAGACTCACTTAATATAAACATGGATTCTTCACAGGTTGTTGTTGATTCTATTGTGGAAGCCAATTTAAAAAAAGAGCAAATAACAGCTATTGGCGGAATACCTTTTGGAATTTCCAGAGAAAAAGCCCTACCTGTATTAAGAAACAAATATGGAACAGAAGACTATCTTTCTGACAATAAACACATAGTCTTTAAAAACATAAAATATGCAGGTGTAGATTTTAACTCTGTATATTTCCTTTTTCAATCAGACGGTATTAATAGCTATTTTAATGCTTGCATATTTATCCTAAATGCAAAAACGAAAAAAGAAGCCATTGACAAACAAGACGAAATGAGAGCTCTTTTATCGAAAAAATACAATTTATATTCTTTTACAGATGATAACGGATTCGACTTATACGTTGGAGGTGTATCCCCACTATGGAACGGTAGTTCGAAATCGTTTTTAGAAGGGAATTATACTGGTGCTGTCCATATAGACATTATAAATTATGACGAAGAATTAGCCCAAAATGCTGGATTTGAATATTCCGTCCGCATAATTTACGGTCCTTTCAATTACGTAAAAGAAGAATTTTGAGCCTGAATGTATTAGAAATGACCGTCTAGATACTTTTTCTTATCGTGTCTGTTATAGCTTATTATAAGCCGCAATGTATGGATGAATATAAGGGATGCGAATGCACCCCTTTATTTATAGCAACTATTCAATATCCCTATATTTTAGATAGGGAGAACATTAGGATATTTTCGGTAATACAACTTAGTCAATGTGGATTTAAGGCTGTTATAGTCTTTGATAAAGCCTAAATCTATCCATTGAGCTATCTGTAATTCCAGTTCATACAATTCTCGGATTTTAGCTTCATCACCAATTTTATTACGCATTTCTGATTCATGTTTACCATAGACTATGATGTTTAGAGACTTGGCCAAGTCCTTAATCTTTTTTTGGAATATATCCCCAGGGAGTATTGAACAAACGGCACGACACATAGCAGGATAAGCATCTCCAGCTAAATTACGGTACTGAATCATCTCATCATATATGAGGCGTATTACCTTTACTTCAAAGCGAGGATTAATCCACATGGCAAATTTTGTAAATAAGAAAGGATGCATCCATACTTCTTCTTTAGGCCTGCCAGCTTTACCCTTTTCTTTAACCTTACTCTTCTTAACTACCTGATTATCAATTTTAGGGGAATTTTCCCCTAAACCATTTTCACGTTCTTCAGCTATGAGCGCTTCTATAAAATCTCCAGTTCTTTTAGCCAAAAGAAACTCATCCATTTTTCTTTGTTCATTATGCTATATATATTTCCATTCAAATCCTTTATGAGTTTTATATTTTGAGTATTTACTGACATTAGATGCTACTTTTGATATGCTAGCCTGATTAAATCCATTTCGTTGCGCTTCATTTACAGATTCAAATATTCTAATAATTACTCCATCTTTAATTTGTGCAACACGTTTTGACAACTTCCCATTTGTCATTGCTTTACTTATTCTATCATTATGCGTTCCATAATTGATATTATATGAGCAATCGCACCATTCAAGGTTATCAATCTGGTTATTGCTCTTATTTTCATCCTTATGGTTTATTTGTGGCAGGTTGTTAGGATTAGGTATAAAAGCCATTGCAACAAGCCGGTGTACTTTCATCCGTTTTGTTTGCTTATCAACATATATAGCGACACAAGCATATCCATTTTTATCATAAAATTGCTTTAAAGGCTTTGGCAATCCTGTTCTATTGTAATTTAATGATACAATCGTACCATCAGAATGAATTTCATATTTATTACCATTATAAAATGAGAATACTACTATATTTTTTGTTCTCTGACTAACTGTAAAATCACCCATTGGGCGAATCATGATTTGATTTGTTTTCATAATTTAGTCTTTACGTTCCAAGAACGTTCCGTACTCCTTTATACGGTGATTAATTCTAAATTTAATAAGTACAACCCAATGCACTGCAAATATACGGATAATTTTCAAAAGTGACACTTTAAGAGCCATTTTTTTAAAAAAAAGAGAGGTGCAAATACACCCCTCTTACGAAGATACAGCATAACTTCACAGTTTTCCGTATCTTGATGATACATAAAAAGCGTAAGTGCCAAAAACATTTACATCATTATTCTACAAGCTGAAAACAAAATGTCAAAGAGCGATTTATTTAAAATCAAGCATACATTATATATCTTTCAAATAATTATCCACCACTTTAATAAACTCGTCTAATGACCGAACAACAACGTACTTGTTACCATTCGCCTCACATTCCTTTTGCCAGTCTTTTTGTACTGGTCTTTGGTATTCTCCCGGCTTTTTCATTTCTACACACAAGGCACCGTAGAAACGATTACTTTTAAGAAGTATCAAATCTGCAACCCCGGGAAGCATACCTTCATCTTTCATATAAGCACCGTTTCTTGCAGAACGTCTTGCCGCATTAGGAACAGCAAACAGCATATTTCTGAGATGGGGATATTTTAAACGGAAATAACTAACACAAGAACATTGTATTTTATGTTCCTCGTTTTTGGGCTTGCTACGGCTGCTTGCCACACAATCCTTGGATTTCATCTCTTCGTATGTCATAGTTTTATTTTTTTATGTAGTATGGCATTGTTTCAACAATTTATTTATCTCTCTTATTTCTATCTTCTTCCGACGAATAGAGACGGTTAAATCATGAACTTTTTTATCGTTGCTTACTATAGCAAGTCTTTCTCTATAAACCTCTATTTTATCAAATATAGAATCTCTTAGATTTTGCAATTCTTCTTTTGACAGACCTATTATTTTATCTTTAAAAGTATCTGCGTATGTCTTCATAATTTTCCTAATTAAAAGACCCGAAGCGTATTCTCCGGGGCACAACCATTATTTATTAACCCATGCCATTTATGTGTGGCTCACATTTATGAGGGGCGTAGGGGAATCAAACCCACTAATCATAATTGGGCAGTGCCAGCAATCATGATTAACTTGCCGATTGAAGCTTCATAAATCAACAAGCCCTTACAATGTATATTGTGCACTTATCCATAATAAGGAACACAGCCAGTGCTTACGCCCCATTTTCGCCCACTATATCTTCACAGACAGAGCAGGCATGTAAACAAATGCACTTAATCAAAATTGAAATTATCTTCACCGTCTGGATCTTCGTCCGGAATATCATTACCGAAATCCATCGGAATGAACCAGTCTGAAATATAGTCTTCCATATCAGTCAATTTTTAAGCATTAGGAAATTCTGGTTTAACATCTGAATTTGCTTCATAAGGATAAACATCCATAATAGCAGTTTCCGCTACCGAAGCAATCACGTAGTCTGCCATTGTGCCTTTCATTCCTTCATCCAGTTTATTGACTGCATCTCTCAAGTCGGATGCTTGAACAAGAATGTTTGTGGATGTTTTCTTTTCCGCACCAGTCTTTTCATCCAATGTGATAAAGTATAACTTGCATTTAAAATACCTGTCAGCAGATTCTTCATCTGAGAAAAATATCTCAGAATAGTTGGCACGTTTTATGTCAGAAACAGTAAATTCACCGCTGATAAACGGTGTCATTTCCTCAATACATCTTCCTTCGCTTTCTGTAAAAGATAAAGAATCAAATAAATAAGATTCTGTGACTTTTTTATTCATCCCGTTTTCCATTACTTTCTCGTAACGAATTTTACACTCAAACCATGTGTGCATCATAATCATTCCTCCTTTATATTTTTTATACCATCTTCAAGCATTTCAGATAAACAAGTTCCTCCATTATAAAACTGCATTATATAACTGTAAGTTCCGTCATTGTTTGGAGTAAGGATTGATATATCCTCTGTGTCTTCTTCTTCATTATCTTCAATGATTTCCCAAAGAGTGCCATCAACTTCAATCACAATAGATGGATATGGATCTGTTAATAACGCTTCCTTATAGGATTTATAGCATTCGTCTAAACCTATTCCAATAGACTTACATTTTTTCTCGCACCATTCTTCAATAGTGTAATTATCTAAATCGACTTTTTTAATTTTGCCGATATGCCTTTCCATTTCGCTCATGATTAATTCTCCTCTTCTTGTATAATTCTACAGATTAAATCCTTTCTCCATCCTTGAATAAATCCATTCTCGTCAATATTCATAATGATGTAATCGCCATATCCGTTTTCTTTCGGGCACATTACCTTGGGCACATAGCCGTTGTAAGAAGTGATAACCTCTTTGTTTCCATCGAGAATTTCACAAGCAAAATCATCGCATACTTTGTAATGGATATTGGCGGTAATTCCTTGCTGCCAGTTTACTATCTTACCTGCTTCGATTTCAATAAGCGGTCGCCAACGCCAATTCTCGCCATGCAGAACTCTGTGTTGTTCCCCTACATATTCAGCGCATGGAATAGTAGGTTCGGCAGCAGGACTCTCTAAATCTTCGCAATTGGTATCATACTCTCCGTTTACTTTCGCATCGTCCCAATAACGTACACCAGCATCCACTTTCAAGTAGATTGCTTCAAACTCTGTTGGTTTGTTGATTGTGATTTTCATTTTCTTATTATTTTGAACATTGTAAATAAGTGGAGCCACCATCGGTACTTACACATCTGACTACAAACTGTGTCCAAGATTCTTCGCTGCATTTCGTTCCAGGTGGGACTTGTACGGCAATATCCATATCGTCAGTTCCGTATTCATCAACGATTTCTTCTAACTGTTTTATAAATTCTCTAAGATTCATTTTTTATTTTGTTTTTAAGTTTCTTACTCATTTTCCTGCATTGCCTTGCCTTATCCAGTTCACAAGGTTTCCGGCAATACTTGTCTATAAGTCCATCACATCTATCAAGAAGGTGGATTAAATTTTGTATATCTGTTTTACATAGGTCCATAACATCAGAATGGCAAATCGTCCAAATTTTCATCCACTTGTGCGGTGGGTGCATTTACAGACGAAGAAGCGTTTTGCACCTCATAAGGCTTCATGTTACCTATATACGGAACGGATTTAAGCTCGTCCTCCGTCATGCGTTCGCGAACTTCTTTGGCGAGCGACTGTCGTATGCTGTGCGTGTCACCATACTCTGTGCGTGTCACCATACTTGCCGGGAGACTGTTTTTCCCAAGCGGTGGAATCAATGTACGCGCCTTTGGCTTTCAGGTTATCATCTGCCGATATGAAGATGTTATTGTCTTCAATAGGTATGAAAACACCTCTTTTTGTAGATGTCGCGCCTTTTACAGTTACAACGCAGGAGTTTTTAAATTTTAGTAAATTCAATTTTATGCTATAATTCATAACTTAGTATATATTAAAGTTCTATCTTGTCAAAGTCAATGCCGTGTTCATTCATAAAGTCACCCAAGGCAATAATATTCTCACGAGTGGTGGTGACTTTGAAAGCTCTCGTTAACAGTTCAGGTTGTTGTGCTTCGGGCTGATTAATAAAAGGAGGTTGCTCGTTGGCTTTTTGTCCTGCCATGGCAAACGGATTGATCGGACGGGATTTGGCTTGTTCTACTTCAGCAGCTTTACGGGCTTCTTCAGCAGCCTTTCTTTCCTGCTCTGCCTTGATACGCGCCTCTTCTGCTGCTTTGGCACGCTCACGCTGTTCCTTCAGACGGTTGGCATACTGGATGGTGGATGTGATGTTGAGCGTATCCATATAATAAGTACGGAGGACATCGAAATCCTCACCAAACCCCTTCAGTGTGGAGAGTTCGTTCTCAATCTTAGCAAATATGGCATCAATATCGTTGCATACAGACTTCATGCTTGCGGATTTGTTGAGCCACTCCAGTTTAAATACCTTGTTGAAGTCTACAAGGTTAACATTCAGTCCATCGAAGTAGGTCCTGATGGTGACTTTCTTCTTGTCCTTGTATTGCTGTTCGTTTTGCTTGACTACCGTGTCAATCTTGGCAGAGCACTCGCCGATAAGTTTCACGGTTTCGGTTACAACGTCCTTGAACTCCCCGAAAGGTTTCATGAATTCTTTCTCAATTTCAAGACGTTTGGCATTGAGGGCTTTCGCCGCCTTGTTTAAAGCTGCCTTGTCTTTCTTTGCCTGATCGATATTCTCATCGTTATAATTGGAGATATCATACATTGGCAAAGCGGCTTTTACCATATCTCTGATTTGCTTTGCGTTGGTAGTAAGACTACCTAACGTCTTTTCACTCACGACCAGTTCTAGGTCGCTTTCTTGAATTGCTAATTGTGTGTTCATTGCTCTATATCGGCTATTTGGTTAATAATATCGTCTGCCATACGAATGCGTTTTTCCATTTCTGCAAAGACCTTTTCATTTGGTAGTATGCGAACAATATGGATAGGATCTTTTTGGAAAGGATTGTAAGCAACAAAATCCGTCCAGATTGCATTACAGCACATCATGTGAGCCATACACTGATAGAAGTATTCATACTTGACTTTGAGGAGCGAATCATTGTCATAAACTTCACTTTTGTACTTCATAAAAGTATTTTGGGAAGGAGATTTTATTTCTATACATCCACGCTCCCCAGATTCTTCATCATAAAAGAACCCGTCAGGACTACTGGCAAAGTTGGGGATAGTGGGGTGTTTACACGACCCCACTTCTACAATATGCCTTCCTGTTAACCTTGAATACAAATCACGTGCGCTTGCTTCCTGCTCTGTCCCGAATCTCATTGCTTTGCTCTCTACATTAACAGCAGACAAATACTCGGCAAACGCAATATCATCGTTTACAATCTCAGGATTCATAGCTCTTTCTGCCGCAACTTGGAAAATGTAATTCTTGGCAGTATCGCTGAACATGTCACTTCTGCCGCTTTTCATAAGCAAGCCGACACTACTACCAGTAATGTTACCAAGGCGACATCTAAACCAGTCAAGTGACCTTTGTTCTGCATTTTCTATCATAACAACGTTTTTTGAATAGGTTTATCATTTGCTTTAGTTTGGGGCTGATTTACCGACTGTTCTGCTTTTGGTTGTTCTTCAACTCCTGCGGCTTTTGCTGCGATTTCGGCAAGTTTATTAGCTTTTGCTGATTTATCAATAATTTCCTCATATTCTGCATCCTGAATATCTTCAACTTCTTCCTTGGTCAAGAATCCCATTGATATTTCAGGACAATAGGCGCGTTGCCAGAAAGCAGCCGCACGATAAGTAAGCATCAAATTTGGCATTGTAACCCATTTGCTTCCGGACTTTGTATACCACCCTTCCTTTATTGCCATTTCAATAGTTATCGGATCTGATTCAAGAACTTCTTTAGTAGAAAGTTCAGTGGCATAAGCAATACATTCAATATTATCCACATCAGTACCATCGAACTCTTTTACAACGATTGTATTGCGTCTGTTTGTAGCATCCCACACTGTTTCATTGTATTTTACTTTACCAACCTTCCCAAGCGTTCTTTTCCGATACCTAAGTGAAGTGTATTTGCCACTCATGTTAATGGTAGCGATAAGGAACTTACTTGACCATGACGGATTTCCCTTAACAACATAGAGATTCTGCATTATCATTAACGGATTAGCATTCATTCTCATTGCCATATCAAGCGCAATCACACAATTTCCTGTATTCCCTTTATAAGCTTCAGGAACGATTGTACTTTCAGTGTACATCTTGGCCATGCGCTGCATAACCTCAAACTGTTTCACGGTTTGCCCTACCGGTGTCATTGCAAACTCGGCCGCTTGTTTGGCCTGAATAATCTGTAATTCTGTAACTTGATTGTTTTCTTCCATTGCTCTAATATTTAAAAGTTTAACAATATCTTGATAACCCCTGCGCTAAGCAAAGGCTGGTTCTTTCTTCTTCTAAGATTTTATCAGTATATCCTGACGAAAGCTTTGAAATGTGTAATTTTAAATTCTGATCAATCTGTCCTTTAACATCGGATATATCTTCCTTGATAAGCTGAATAATTTCTTCCTTGGACGAATACCCGTATTCAGGAAGATATTCAAGTTTACATGATTCAACTTTTTTCAGTTCTTCTTCCAATTGATATAGTTCATCATACATTCTGTTCTCTTTTATAGGTTTCATAAACAATGCCTACAGCAGCCAACAATTCTTTCATTCTTGAATTTTTCTGTTCCACGGCATCATACATGGATGCTTTAAATTGAACTTCAACAGTATAATTGGCAAGTTCTTCGTGACTCATAGCCAACAGTTCTTCTTTTGTTTTCATTGCTCTTATGTGCATTTAGTTATACATATTTTACTTTTAGTATTACATCTACCGGATTATCCTCCATTGAAGAAAAAGCGTCAAGTACCTTTTCCTTAATAATCCTAATCGGAATGTCTATAATTCTTTCCTCTACAACTGAAACAGGAATCTTACTACCATTATATGTCAACAGTGTAATTGATTGAATTACATACGGACGTTTTTTATTCATCTTCATGTTCTAATCTTTTACTATGCTTCTCTATATATATTGAAGAACAAGAAAAAATAAAAAATGAAATCCAAAACCAAACATTATCAGGATTGGCAAGCAATATTACCATAATCAATGATAAAGCCCAAATAGTTAAAATTGGTGTTCTTTTCATAACTTATTGATCATCTTTTTATTATGATGTAAAACTACTTTATTTTTGACTTTTACCCAAAAATTACACTTTGAAAATACTTGTCATTAACATGATATAACAGTTTGATAATCAAGATTTTAAGGAAGCATACTTCACTACATCGTAAGCATTGCAATACCATCTTCCATTTTGGCGATTGGCAGGTTTCTTTTCGGCTCGTATCGCCCCAGAACCAACCAAACGAAACAGACGAGATCTACCTCCAACTATATCAGCAGCCTCACGTTGACCAAAAGTCTTATCATTAAGGACTATCTTCAATACATCTTCATCAATCATATCTATTCTTTGAAAAGGTTATTCTTATGGGCATATTGGATAAATTCAGATTTCTCGTGAATATCCAACTTTAAATAAACCGATTTAATATGGTTTTTAACTGTATGAGGGGAAAGATAAAGCCTTTCTGCAATATCCTCATTATTAAAGCCTTCATATACCAACTGCATAACTCTCATTTCCGCATCTGATATACAACAGTTGAATTGTGGACAGCAAATAACGCCCTCATATCTGCATTCACCACGCATAGGACATCTCACACGTTCAAAGTTGAATCCACCTTTTTTATCTATATCCCTGCTAGTATTATCCAACTCTCCAAAATTGCACTTGCAAAATCTATTTACCATAAGAAATTGAAAGTATGGGATATTCTGCGAGCTTCTGCTATAACACTCCATTAATGCTTTATACGCTTCAGGATAACACTCCCTTATACGTTCGAGGATATCTTTCACAAGAACAGTTTCTTTATCTGTTATCGGTTTATTGCTTCCGTCAGGAAACATGCACCAAAGTTCATCTTCAAATATGTAAAACTCTAAATCCTTCATCATTCCACACATTTTAGTCGGACCATAGATTTTCAGGAGATATCCCTGTTATTTCAGAAAGGGCAGCGATATGTTCTGGGTTATTAGGTTTCATTCCATATACAACCCAGTTTCTTACAGCAGTAAAAGACACTCCTGTCTTTTTTATCACCTCGTTGATAAACTCAGTTTTGGGATGAGTAGCATTTGGAAGATTTGAATAATAGTCCTTTAAGGTTATTTTATCACCTTCACAAAGCTTTTTGGTTGTTTTTAAATCATCTTTCATTATCTTTGTAGTGTTATATAATTAATAGCAATGCAAATATATCCATTTTGAGGATAAAATGAATATTTTTATATTTAAATATCCTTAAAATGGATAATAAAAATCACTTGTATGGATAATGGAGAAGAAAACAGGCTGAAACAGTTCAGAATTCACATGAACATGACGCAACAGCAAATGGCTGATCTACTTAAGGTCGGTCAGAATACCTATTCAAGAATAGAGAATGGAGTTACAGCTTTCAAGGATGTATACAAAAAAATAATAGAGGATAAGTATCATCTCACAACAGGATGGTTATCTGGTGCTGATGTACCTATGTTTAAAAAATACGATGCGGTAGCTGGAATTATAGAAAAGGGTATTTCTGGAAGTAATAAAGAGAAGCTAAAAGAAAAGATTTTAGAAGAACTTATAGAACAAAAACTGGAAGGTAAAAGTGATTCCATTTCTATGAGCAGAGAAGTTTTTGAACAGATATCAAGACTTACTGAAACCGTGTTGTCTCAGCAAAGAACTATAGAATCAATGCAGGAACAGAATAAAAAATTTCTTGCCCAGCAGGAAAATGTTGTCAGATGTGCTCATGTAAGTGGGTCGGATATTTCAACGAGCGACATAAAGAACCAAAATATTAATAAGGGAATAAGATGAATATATCAGATGAAGGAATAGCTATAAGCAATCGTTTCTTTAAAGCTATAGCAATATTAAAAGAACAGAAAAAGATTAGAGGACTTCAAACTTTCACAAGAAAACACAATCTGAACAGATGGAATGTGAACCAAGTAAAGTTTTATCCAGGTCGAAGTGTGTTAAAACCTGAATGGATTGTATATATACATGAAGATTACGGGATTTCTGTAGAATGGATAGTACTAGGAAAAGAACCTATTTTTGATCCAAACTGGAAAGAGCATAAATAAAAAATGTGCAAGAACTTATCCTTGCACATTTTTTGATAACTTGCAACATACTATATTACAAGCAATTAATCTATAAATTGGATAAACATTCGTAATGAATAGGTCCCGGGTTCGAGTCCCGGTTTCGGCTCAAGAAGCGGTAGAATACCGCTTCTTTTTATTTTATATAGTTCTCTTTTTCCATATAATAAAGCCCTTCTCCACGGTCACCATTCTCTAAATCAGTTAACTCTACTTTAAATATTCGGTAGGGGAGAATATTTTTCTGGTGTCTGGGCATATCCACGGTCAGCAGATAGGCATTGCCGTATTCGGTAGCATCGAAGTACTCTTTTATCTCTTGTTTCATCAGAACAGGTACTTCTTCTCCATCTATCCAAACGATAGCTTTTAGTTTGTCAGCCGATGGTGCCAGCAAAACGCCTTTGGCTTGTTTGCTTAAACCTGTTTGCTCAATCTTGCTAAGATCCTGTGCATGTACAAGTGAGGATTTTTCTTCTTTTTGCCATTGCAGGGTACGGGTCAGACTCATGGGGCGAACATATATCTGATAGGTGGGCATGCCTCCAGGGATGTGGAAAATACGTAGTCCATAGACTTCCATACGATGATAGCGAATGTTGAGAGTGGTATCACGATCGGCAATGAAATTCCATGCCCAAAATTCGAGACGTTGGTCTTTTTCCGCTAGTCCGGGTTTTACGGTATGTGGGTAGGTAGACATATTGATAGCTCCCATACTTTGATACTTTCCTTTAGGAATACGGGTGGTGTAGTATCCGTTTTTGTCAGTGATGGCTTGTTTAATGTCATCAAAAGAGGGGCTCTGCCAAAAGATGGAACAACTGTCAATGGGTTGTCCGTTATAATCTGTTACTTGTCCGCGTATGGTTACTGAATCCCGTTGTTGTGCATATCCAGCAGAATAAAGAAAAAATAGGATAAAAAGGAGAATCAATTTAGGAATAAAAGGTGTTTTCATTATTTTATCTGTTAATTGTGTTTTTAATGTGTATCTTTTTCACTTCTCACCACTTCCCATCCTTTGAACTGTATCAGGACTTTATGTAACGTGGTTCCTTGAGCCAGATACAGCACTTTTCTTCAAAATTATCATAATAATAAGAAGCGTAATCCTTTATGAACAGGTAGAGGACAACATTGCAATAAGTCTCAAAACATTTTTCCAGTCTTTCCAATGAAACCCCTGCCTTTGAGAAATCAAAATAAATCACCTGGAAACGGTTGCGCTGGTCGGTGGAATTCTTACCAATCCATAGTCCGCTGAATAACTTTCGAAACGGTCTTTTTGCAAAATGTCATAGTAGGCTTTCATTATGCTTAGGAAAAGGCTTTTTCCGAAACGGCGCGGACGTATCATAAAGATATAGCTGGCTGTATCTTCAATCAGGGGCAAATACATGGTCTTGTCCACATAATAATAATTTTCAGTCCGCATCCGCACAAAGTCCGAGATGCCGTAAGGGATTTGAGGCGCTTTCTTTGTTTCCATCTTTCTTCTTCTCTTTTTTATAGCTATACAAAGTTACACCATTTTTTTCTGATACCCAGCATGGAAAGGGCTGTTTTTTCCACTCTATTTCGAAAACGTTGACAAAAGCACCGCGCAGCCTTCCTCTTTTCGGAGGCAAGGCTGCGCAAAAGTTCGGGGTGCAAAGCATCTCTTCATTTAATGAATGCTGTAAGAGAAGCGTTAAAGATATGCATGAATTTGTCGGAATCGAATTCACGTTGCCATATTATGAATCGTATGCTTCTTCGTGCACTCCCTTCACGGCCCGTCCGCTTGGTTCGTTCATGTTCTTGAAGGCGGCGTCCCATGCAAGGGCCTCGGCGGTAGAACATGCCACACTGGGTACGCTTGGCACGCTGCGGGCTGCGCTTTCACTGGGAAAGTGCTCCTGGAAGATGCTGCGATAGTAATATTCTTCCTTGTTTTGCGGTGTATTGATAGGAAACCGTTCGGCTGCGTGCGCCATTTGCTCATCACTGATGGCTTCGGCGGTAAGGGCTTTCAGTGTATCAATCCAACTATAGCCCACGCCGTCGCTGAACTGCTCTTTCTGTCGCCATGCTACACTGTCGGGCAACATGTCTGCAAAGGCTTTGCGAACGACTTTCTTTTCAATGGTGTTTCCGGGGCACATCTTTGCTTCGGGATTGAGGCGCATGGCTATGTCCAAAAATTCTTTGTCCAGGAAAGGCACTCGGCCTTCCACTCCCCACGCTGCGAGGGATTTATTGGCACGGAGGCAGTCATAGAGGTGGAGCTTGCCTAGTTTACGCACGGTCTCTTCATGAAAGGCTTGGGCTGTAGGAGCTTTGTGGAAATAGAGATAGCCGCCGAACACTTCATCAGCCCCTTCGCCACTCAGCACCATTTTGATTCCCATGCTTTTAATGACGCGTGCCAGCAAATACATCGGGGTAGAGGCGCGAACGGTGGTGACATCGTAAGTCTCGATGTAGTAAATGACGTCGCGGATAGCGTCCAATCCTTCTTGGATGGTATAGTGGATTTCATGATGCACGGTTCCGATAAAGCGGGCCACTTCGCGGGCTTTTATCAGGTCGGGCGCACCTTCCAGACCGATGGCAAAGGAATGGAGCTGAGGCCACCAGGCATCTTTTTTATTGTCGGTTTCTACCCGTTTGCCTGCATATTTCTTGGCAATGGCAGAGATGACGGAACTGTCCAGACCTCCGGAAAGAAGTACGCCGTAGGGCACATCACTCATCAGTTGGCGTTTAACGGCCTCTTCCAGCCCGTTGTGTATGTCCTGGGAATAGGCATTGTTGTTTTTCACGGCTTCGTATTCAAACCAGTCGCGGACGTACCAACGGGTCATCTTGCTTTCTTTTCCCCAATAGTAATGGCCGGGAAGGAAGGGCTCGTATTCATCACAGAACCCTTCGAGGGCTTTCAACTCGCTGGCGCAGTATATTTTGCCGTCCTTATCCTTACCTATATATAAAGGTATGACTCCGATGGGGTCGCGGGCGATAAGAAAATCATCTTTCTCCTCATCATAGAGGGCGAAGGCGAAGATGCCGTTCAGGTCTTCGAGAAAGTGAATACCTTTGTCACGGTAAAGGGCAAGGATGACTTCGCAGTCGCTTCCAGTTTGGAAATCATACTTTCCGGCGTACTTTGTACGGATATCCCGATGGTTGTAGATTTCTCCGTTCACGGCAAGGATTTGTTTCCGGTCGGGGCTGTATAGGGGCTGCCCTCCACTTTGAGGGTCTACGATGGAGAGGCGTTCATGGGCCAGGATGGCAGAGCTGCCTACATAGATGCCGTTCCAGTCCGGCCCGCGGTGGCGGAGCTTTTGTGACATTTTCAATGCTTTCTGACGCAGTTCTTGCGTTTGTTGCTTTATCTTGAATATTCCTACGATTCCACACATAATTGTATTTGTTGCTTTATTTATTGAGATAACTGTCTATGTCCGTTGCCGCTTTCCGTCCGCTGGCAATGGCGCGTACTACCAGGCTGGCTCCGCTTGCCGCATCGCCGGCTACGAATACGTTTTTGGCAAATTGGGGATGTTCGGGCTTTAGGAATCCCATTGCCAGAAGAACCAGGTCGGTTTCAATCACTTCTATCTTTCCTGTGGATTTCATGGTAGGGCGGTCGCCATCAGGATTGGGAATCCATTCCACCTGTTCCACTTCCACACCGCAGACTTTACCGTTTTTGCCGAGAAACTTATGAGTGGCAAGAGACCACCGGCGGCTGCATCCTTCTTCGTGGGAAGAGGTGGTTTTCAGCACAAGGGGGAATTGGGGCCATGGAGTGGCTGGATTTTGTCCTACGGGCGGTTGGGGCATGATTTCGATTTGGGTGACGCTTGCAGCACCCTGACGGTTACTGGTTCCGATGCAGTCGCTACCGGTGTCACCTCCGCCGATGATTAGTACTTTCTTACCTTTGGCGGTAACCAATTGTTCTTTCGGGAACGTCATGCCGGCAAGGATACGGTTTTGTTGCGCCAGCATATCCAGTGCTAGGTGGATACCTTTTAGTTCGCGTCCGGGAACAGTAAGGTCACGCGCGGTCGGAGTTCCGGTACAAATGCAGTAGGCATCAAAACCTTCGGGGAGTTGCCGCACATCCACATCGTTGTTCATTTTGAAGTGGATGCCTTCTTCTTCCATCACCCGGATACGGCGGTCGATGATGGGCTTGTGCAGCTTGAAGTTGGGGATGCCGTAACGTAGCAGGCCGCCGGGAGCCTCATTTTTGTCGAAGACGGTTACTGTGTACCCTTTTCCGTTGAGTTGGTTGGCAGTAGCCAGTCCTGCAGGCCCGGCGCCGATAATGGCTACTTTCCGTCCGTTGCGTTCAATGTGCCGGGGGCTGATATAACCTTCGCGGAAGGCTGCTTCGGCAATGGCCGCTTCATTCTCGCGGATGGTGACGGGGGAGTCCATGCTCAGTTTCAGCACACAGCTCTTCTCGCAGAGGGCGGGACAGATACGGCCTGTGAATTCAGGAAAATCGTTGGTTTCGTTCAATATCTTGTAGGCTTCTTCCCATTTGCCTTTGTAGAGGGCGTCCTGAAATTCGGGTTGCTTGTTGCCCAACGGACAAGCCCAGTGGCAGAAAGGAACACCGCAGTCCATGCAGCGTGAAGCTTGAAGTTTCCGGTCACGGCTGTTCAGGGTCTGTTCCACCTCACTATAGTCTGATATCCGGTCGTGAATGGGACGGTAGCCCGCTTCTTGGCGCGGAATGGTTAAAAATGCTTTTGGATTTCCCATATTTTTGTTGTATTTCTTTGTTGATAATTTGTGTGATGTATTAATAATCTCTTTGTACATCAGCTATTTTTTGTTGCAGCTTGCGCATTTGTTCTTCTTGCAATACTCGTTTGTATTCGATGGGGACTACCTGGATAAATTCATCTACATAGCGGTTCCAGTTGTCCAACATCGTTCGTGCCAGTTTGGAGCCGGTATAGAGGTAATGCTGGCGGATCAGTTCATGCAGTTCCTTCCGGTAAGATGCCTCCTCGATAAGCGAGAGCTCCACCATTTCCATGTTGCAGAAATAATCGAAGTTGTGGTTTTTGTCCCATACATAAGCCACACCGCCACTCATCCCGGCAGCGAAATTCCGTCCGGTTTCTCCCAGTACCACAACTCGTCCTCCAGTCATATATTCGCAACAGTGGTCGCCTACACCTTCTACCACGGCTGTCACTCCGGAATTGCGGACTGCGAAGCGTTCACCCACTCGTCCGTTGATATACACCTCACCATCGGTAGCGCCATACAGCAGGGTATTTCCGGCGATGGTATTCTTTTCCGCATCGAAATTGCTACGCACGGGAGGCAGTACTGCAATGCGTCCGCCACTCAGCCCTTTGCCTAGGTAGTCATTTGCTTCGCCTTCCAGCTTGAAACTGATGCCGTGGGTCAGGAACGCACCGAAACTTTGGCCTGCCGAACCCTTGAATTTAATGTGGATGGTCTGTTCGGGAAGTCCTGCCTGCCCGTATTTCTTAGCAACCGCCCCTGCCAGCATGGCGCCTACCGAGCGGTCCGTATTGGCGATGGTGTATTCCAGGGAAATCTCTTTTCCGTTTTCTATGGCATCCCGGGCGGCGGCCAGTATGGTTACATCCTTTACATGGGCGATGTCGTGCTTCTGTTCCATGACATGGTGTATGGCAGCCCCGTTGTCCACCCGGTGCAACAGTCTGTTGAAATCCAGCAGTGAGGATTTCTTCTCACTTGGCGCTTGTTGTATTTCAATCAAATCCGTACGTCCGATGATATCCTCCAATCGGGTGAATCCCATTTCGGCCAGATATTCGCGCACTTCCTGTGCCAGGAAGGTGAAATAATTCACTACATATTTATAATGCCCACGGAAACGTTTGCGCAGTTCAGGGTCTTGGGTGGCCACGCCTACGGGACAGGTGTTGGTGTGGCATTTGCGCATCATGACGCATCCTAGTACAATCAATGCGGTGGTACCGAAACCGAATTCTTCTGCACCTAGCAAAGCCATATTGATAATGTCCCGTCCGGTTTTCAACTGTCCGTCCACTTGCAGTTTAACTTGTCCGCGGAGTCCGTTCAGTACCAACGTCTGTTGCGTTTCACTCAGCCCTATTTCGGGCGAGATACCTGCATACCGCATACTTGAGGCAGGTGACGCTCCGGTTCCTCCTTCAGCTCCCGAGATGACAATCAGATCGGCTTTCGCT